CGAGGAGCCCAGCGGCGGCAAGTTTCTCGGTTGCCTCGGCTTCGTCGGAGAACCGCAGCATAAGGTCGTTAAAGGTGTCAGTCATGGCAGTCTCACAAGGTCAAAGCTTGGAGTTGGGCGTTGGTTAGGCGAGCGCTGTAGTAGGTGATGCGGCGAATCCACCCAGATATATAGTTATTGTTCCAGCTTCTGCCTATTCTCATCGTTGTTGCACCGGTTGGCATCGTTCCAGACGTATCTACTGTCGGGGATGTATTGTTTCTAGTAAACGCAAAATCATTTGCTTTATAACCAGCCGAAAACTTTTGGACAGAATTTATCGGAGGGTCGCTTATAAAAGTGTCGAATTGAGCGGAGCTTGATACAAACACCCGCGCCCCATATGAATTGCTTGCATTGAATTCTCCCAATACAATCATGTCTGCAAAAGACGCAGTACCATCGTTAATTACCACCCCACCGCCGCCACTAGCCCCTAAACCTTTAAGCTCGAACTCCGTGTAAATCGACATTTCTGTCTGGTTGTACCACGGCGACAACGTATTCACACTCGCAACATCCGCGCTGCGGGTGACGGAGGCGGCTTCGGTCTTTATGTAACTTGTAGCAAATGATGCCATTTAGCGGACTCCTTCACAGGCGAATTCGCCATGCAATTCTTTGCGCTTGGCGCTGGCAAACATAGCGGCTTCGGATTTCGTCTTAAACCGGCCAGAAATTTTTTTGCCTGCGGCGTAAAGCTGGACAACCCATCTCTGATAGGTGTTGCACCAGCTCACGCCCTTAATGCCGCTCGTGTTGTCTGACTTTAGACGTGAGTTGTATGCATTGGTCACATAGTCGGCAGAGCGGAGGTTCTCAATCCGATTGTCTGCGCGGTCGCCGTTGATGTGATCAACCTGCTCCGGCAAGTCTTTGCCATGCCACAGCCACACAAGACGATGAGCGTGAATCTTTTTGCCGTTGATCGTTACAACCCGATAGCCGAGATTGTTGATTGTCCCGGCTTCACGGTTTATTGCGTGTCGCTTGTTCATCTTCTGCCGCCAGTACAGTTGCCCATCGCGGTAGTCGAACAATTCGCGCACAAGATCTGAGGCAATCATTCGCACTGCGCTCCCCAGATGTAATGACCAGTCCCGTTGCCCACATAAGCAACAGCCGCTGACTCACAAATATAAATCTGCGCTGAAGCAACAGTGTTTGCGTCTGATGTCGCTGTCATAATTGCCCTATACCACCCGTTTGAAAGCGCCTGAATTGACGCTGTAACTCCAGAGGTAAACGAAACGACGGCACCGGTTGCTGGGTTAAAGATTGCAGCCTTCTCGCCAAAACCGCTGCCAAAAAGCATACCGACGTTTCTTGTGCTTGTCCCGGCTTTGATGAACAGCGACATCGTGTAAGCGGCACCAGATGTCGCGCTAAATGAATTGTAAATGCGATGAATGTCGTTTGTGGTGTTGTCTAGCAGCAAGTCGGCAGTAGTGGCTCCGTCCGGGGCCACGGCGGCGTTTGCTGTTACAGTCGCATTGGTCTTCGTCCAAGCCGCATTATCGAACTGCTCCGAGTACGTCAGGAGGTTAGTTCTGGACTCCTCAATCAACAACCCCCTAGCCGCCAGCGTAGACGGGTCGTAGTCAAACCGTGGTTCATTCACCGCTGCTGATTGGATGAGTCCGATCTGGTTTGTATACGTAGCTGTACTAGACCGTGTAAACGTCACTCTTGAGTCTAGCCTTCCCGCCGCTGCAAAATTTAGATTTAGCGTGGGGGATACAGTCGGGAAGTTGTTAGATAGGCTCATGACGTTTCTCTAGTTATGCTGCCTGCACCGGAGCGGTATTCCAAGGCACGCCGTTGGCAGTTGTGGGATTCAACTGCTTCTCAACCTTGGCCGTCAGCGTGGCCTCGATCTCGGCTTTCTGATCCCCAAGCGATGCATATACCCAGCCCAGCACGATCTCTTGAGTCAGATTGTCATAGGGGATAAAGCCCGGCTCAGACGGATCGTTCTTGTAGGTGGACTGACCGCCGTAGAAAGCGCCTTGAGCACCAGTAGCGGACGCGGTACAAGACCAATCGACTACGATGACAAAGCCATCGTTGATGACGCGAGTCATGTTGTTGACGGCCCATGTGAGAGTGATTTGAGACATGATTGCTCCTTGTGTATATAAACTTTTGTTAGAACGGGAAACCTAGAGTTTCACAACGAACCATAGTGCTATACGTTCCAGACGCCATTGCAAGCTGCAAAGCTGCTGTAGACATCGTATACGTTCTTGCAGCAGGAGAACCACGAAGTGTAGAGCTACTTACAACCGCAACTGTGCCGCTGGAACGAGCAGCTACTACATCCATAAAACCATTACCACTATTATCGTCGCCAAAAATCAACAACTGCCCAGCAGATGCACTCGACATTCCTTGTGTCACATCCGTAAAAATAGTCGTTGCAACAGTGCTAATACTAGCGGTTTGTTTTGTCCCAATTTTGGACATTGACAATTGCAGTCCAGTAGCTGAGTCGCAAACTGAAAATGTCCCATTAACCGATAACGCGCCGCCATTTGTGTTCGATGTTTGATTGATAAGTACCGCGTTGGCCCCCGCATCCACAAAAAACATGTGGGTGTTGGCGTCGGACTCAACGCGGAAGTCAGAGTCTCCGCCGTTTTCATTAAAAACGGCACTGCTGTACCAAACAAAATCCCCGTTTTCCCCCATGTACCCGCGCTCAGACATACCGCCTGCGCTGGTATTTAAGGCAGAGTTTGTGTAAAACGAAATATCAGTGTTGTAGGAACCGCCACGCCCAAACAAAATGGCCGCGCCACCGCCACCGCCATCTTGATAGGTGACACCTGTGCGTGAAACATTGGCCTGATTACCATTGATTTGGATGCCGCTAACATTGCTGATGTTGGTGACAGATGTTCCTGCTACCGATAATGCTCCAATAGTTAAAGTAGCCGATGGAACACTCCAGTTGATGCCAATCCGGCTGTTACCAGCGTCCAAAAACAACGCATGCGTGTTGCTGTCGGACTCGACGCGGAAGTCCACATCCGCACTAATCTCGTTGAAAACTGTTTCAGTGTTGCCAAATGCGGCGCGTTCTAACGGAGTCGGATCGCCCGCTGAACTTGGTGCGGTGTAAAACACCAGCCGAGAGCCGGGTTCGTAACTGATTAAAGATCGGTTGGTATTGCCACCACCCTGCCAGCCCACAAATTCTAATGTAGGGTAACCTGATGGAAAGAAATTGCTGTCATACAAACTCAGAATTTTTGTAATTGTCCCCGCAGTACCAAAACGAACCACATTCAACGGCGTACCACTGGAGTTGCCACTAGCAGCGCCAATAAAGACCTGATTATTTCCGGCATCAACAAACAACGCATGAGTGTTGGTGTCAGACTCGACGCGAAAGTCAATGTCGGCACCGCCCTCATTGAAAATCGTGCCATTCGGGCTCAGAGCCAATAGATCAGTGCTAGCCGGGGCCGAAGCACCGGCAAGGCCTGAAGGATAGGTTTGGAACGACCAACCGGAACTAACAGCATTGTTGAAGGAAATAAAACTCGCAGGGCCATCCGTGGCATACTTAGACGCTCCAACACCATCGATATAAAAGTTGTAGAGCGTTTCACCAATAGCTGCTTGCAGCGACACGTTTGCGACCGTGTTGCCGCCAATCTCTAGGCTGTTCCGGTTGCCAAAAGTAGTTAGCGGGATCATGCCGATACCGACCGCATCGTTGAAGCCATCCACAAACAACATGTGGGTGTTGCTGTCGGACTCAACGCGAAAATCTTGGTCGTTACCGTTTTGGTTAAAAACGGTCTCGCCGGTAAGCAGCAACAGTTCTGGCACACTGGCTCTGTAGATGCGAGTTTGTTCAATCCAACTGTCGCCTGTGTGGGCAGTACCGGGAGCAATGTCCGTAAACACGAAACTGCCGGGGTTTCCAGAGACGAGTTCTACCGAGCAGGCATAGTTGATACTGATTCCAGTGCCGTTGTTTGAGTTAAATGCCCCAAAAATAACATCGTTCCCACTGGTTACTGGCTCTGAGATCGAGATGTTTCCATCGGAGACATTTTTTACATAAACAAGGGCACCACCATCCACCCTAGAAACCGACACTTCCATGACAGACCCCACAACACGGCCAATACCGGCCGTGTTTTCAGACTGCAATGAAATTCTTAGCAGTGCGTTTACACGAATGTCGTTGATTGTTACCTTGAAAATTTGGTAATTGTTGTTCTCTAAAACGCTTCCAGTAAAGGTGTACAGCCGGGTGTACGAAGTGGTAAGTGTGGGAGACCCGTCCGTTGCTGAGGTGATTGAAAGGGGGGCGACCGGAGACGAGTTGTTGATGCCCACCCAACTGTTCCCCGCATCCACAAACAACGCATGAGTGTTTGTGTCGGACTCAACGCGGAAGTCAACATCATTGCTTGTCTCGTTGAATACGGTACTGCCACTGTAAAAGACGGCCCGTTGATCTGCGGTGCCAGAGATGATGTTGAAATCGTTTGTCCCGTCTTGGTTGTAGTCGTTCAACAGCGTCCAACGTGGTGTAGTTGTGCTATTGACCCCGTTCAAAAAGTCAATGCGGGCTGCACGATTAGTAGTGCCAGAGCCAGCGAGGAGCTTCAATGCCGCCTGCCCACTTCCGCTGTTGGCATTAGCGTCAACCATGATCTGCGCGTTATTGCTACCGGGAGACCCAGTAGTGCCAAACTGGTACACAGTCAGCGTGCTGTTCGTTTCCGGGGTACTTCCGCCGATAACAACCTTATTGTTCCCAGCGTCCACAAACAACATGTGGGTGTTCAGATCGGACTCAACGCGGAAGTCGGCATCTACACCGTCTTCGTTAAAGACAGTGTGACCGTTTGCGGCTGGTTTAGTTACGACTCCACCAACGTCGGTAATACGGGCGCGTTCTGTGACGGTTGTACCATCAGAAGAAGAAAATGCTAACCCCGGCGCACCGCCAAGACTAATGCCATAAACAATATTAGATTCACCGCCGCCCCCAGATTTATTCCATCCAATTGCTAAACCAAAATTTGGAGCTGGATTTGATGATGCCGAGTTGGCGCCAAAATAAGCAGCCCAACGGTTTGCGCCTGCCGCTGAACTGTTGCCAAATACCCCATAAGCGCCGTTGCCGCTAATGTCGCTTGTGGTCCCAACCAACAAGTTTCCATTACTAAAAGTAGCATTCCCCGATACCGACAAAATGCCAATAGACACCCCGGCACTACTCTGGAATGCCATATCGCCCAAATACTGATTGAGCGGGATCTGATTGGGGTTTGTGCCTACGTCAAACTGACTGGCTACGAGGTACTGCGTGCCTGAGACGGTTTCGGAAATGGTTCCGTTTGCAACGATGTTAGACGTATTGGTATTAGTAGTCGTACCAATAAGCAGGTTGTTAGCTGCGTCTAAGTACGCCGATTTCCCCGCTGGATAAGTACAGAAGACATCCTTTGTCCCGGCGGAGAAGTTAACCGCCGACCCGCTGTTGGAAGAGGCAAGGATCGTGTCCCGACTGAGCGTAGTACCCGACGCGGTATACGTACCGATCCCCACCTCCCACTCGTTCGCTCCCGGCAGGTTGATGGTGTAGTACGTAGTGTTAGCATTCCCGATAGCTGAGAAGCTCTGGAAACCTGCTACCGCCCCGGCAAGGGTAATTGTCCCGGTCCCAAGAGTGGTGGTCGTTTCTCTAACACGGTCTTTGACGACTAACGGCATACTTCACCTATACGGTAGGAATGATTGTCCAGCCTGTTCCCGGGCTGACCGTAATCTGAATCCAATTTGCATTCTGTGTGTCATCTACCGGTTCCCACAGGCCCCGGCGAGTAATACTGTCTGCTCCCGTCGCGGACTCAGAAACAGAAGCCAAGAACGTAACGTTTGTATTAACTGTATCCGTCGCAACAGAAGATTCTGAAATAGAAACTACAAAGTTAACTATTGTAGTTAATGAGTCAGAACCTGTCGTGGATTCAGAAATGAAATTGGGGAAGGTAACAATAGACGATACCGAGTCCGCTCCAGTGCTGGACTCCGCTACGCTAGAGTTTATTTGGAATGTAGAGGAAACAGTATCTGAACCTGTAGAGGCCTCAGATACCGTAGAGATAAACGCTGCAATACTGCTGACTGAATCCGAACCCGTTGCAGATTCAAAAATGGCCGGAGAGTAAAACGTACCTCCAACCGTTGAGAACGGAAGTTCTGAAAAAGACCCGGTTGAAAAGGCCATATCCCACCATGTTAAACAGCAATCAGATCGTCTTCCAAGAACCAGCGTTCTTGTTCATTCCCGTCAGCATCCACCCACTTTAGAAGACAGTACACATTACCGTCTTCATCCATCCGGAACGCTAATACCGGGCCTGACGGCGTTACCTGCCGGATCTTGACCGCATCGCCTTTCTTGAATTTGGTAGCCATCACGCGGCATCCAGGCTGAACTGGTAGGATACAGTGAGAGTGTCACCATTTACTACGTTCCGGTCCCCAGGCGACTGAAAGTCAGCAGCAGAGAACAAGATCCCGGTAGTGCCACCTTTTGTGTTGTTACTAATCAAGAACGCCCCACCAACCGTTACTGAGCCGGTAATACTGTAAGTGGCCGGAGAAGCAGTATTGCTAATGACCGACGGGTCAGCAGTTGTAGCCGTTCCAAATACACACTGAGGCCGGGTAGCTTGAGAGTAAGCTGTAACTTCCGTCCAGCCAATATGAGATGAAGCGGTATCACCCGCAGAAGGATTGTTGGTGGAAGCAGCACCGTACAGGCCAAGATACCAAGTAGCGGTGTAGTTAGACCCTGTAAAGTACTGGGTGTTCATATCTTGTAGACCAACATTGACTACAAGATTGTGGGACTCTGCTTCCCACTTAAAGTTGCCTTGTGAGTCATGGCACACAACCTTAAACACACCACCGGCTTTAGAACCTTCTTTCATTTTGCACCTCAATTGCTTGACCGGATCAAAGCCGTAGTAGCTGTATCACCCGGCATTGTGACCGTAAATGTGTTTATGCAAGTTTTGTCTGACCCAAAGTCCAGCACTGCGATCGACCGGTTTGCCTTGCTTGCATTGTAGAGCAGCGCACATCGAGCGGTAAAGGCGGCAGGCACCCACAGCACGTTGTTGAACGTCACCCAGGCGATGTAGCCACTGCTACTGATGACCGGCCCGGTGACTACGTTCCCGCCAGCAGAATACCCGGTGCCCGTGATCTCGTTGGCCGTCGTGTAAGCGGTCGTTTCCGCGTCAAGATTGGCCTCGGCAGTGTATAGCGCAAGCTTTAAAGTGTCTGTAAGAAGATCATGAATACCTTTATATAGCTCTTCTTTAAAGCTCGTTGTTTGTGTTTGAACGATCATGTAACAGGGTTCCTTACTTGACCGTCACGATAAGCATCCATTCTCTGCTTACCGTCGCCCAGATTTTTGAGCAACAACAACGATTGGCCGTACATGTTGTTGTACACCGTGATCTGATCCGGCTCTGCCTTCAAGAACCTCGCTGCCTCTACCAGCGTTCCGTTCAACAAGGCAGAATCAAAGTTATCGCCCAGCCACGTCACTCCGCTAGCATTTGTAACCGTCACCACTGGGATGCTAAATCCTGAACCCGTCCCGCCAATACTGGAAGCAGCACAAGACAACGTGTTGCCTACCGCGTAGAACACGCCAGGGTTCTGAATGGTGACAGACGTCACTGCATTACCTGAGACCACAATTCTCGCAGTCGCGCCAGATCCTGACCCACCCGTCAGCGGTACACCGTTGTATGTACCGTTTGTGTACAACGAACCCGCGGTGATGACACCCAGAGTGTTAAGGGCACCTTGAACGATGGACTCAGGATAGTAGTAATAATGAAGCTCTGCGTAATACGCGGTGTCAGGCGTGGGGCCGACGATAAACGAAAGCTCCGTTTCTAAATCCGACCGGGGGCCAAATATGGCGTAGTGCCTTGGCCTTCCTGTTGAATTTGGCGGGGGATAGGCTTCACGAATGAAGTTCACATCCTTGTTCAACAGGTACGTATAAGTCCCGGTATTGATATTCCCGCTCGTCACTCCCGTAATGACCGCGAGGGAATAAACAGACAGGAAATCCGTAGGCGCCGATAAATACTGATTGTTAGCAGTAAATTGTCCGTAGACGTTCTTACGCAGGTTGGCAATCTGAACAGTGTTATAGATCTTCTGTTCAGCCTGCCGGACCAGCATAGCCATTTGAGCATCAGTGAAAGTATTCTCAATGATGTCTTCAACATTTGCTGCTAACTCTGTGTACTGCATAGCTTACGCCATCGGCCCCCGAGCCATTACACCTTTAGTTGCAGCGCCCGTTCCACGAATCTTGATACCGGAAGTTTTGACATTCTTTTCCGGATATCCCGAGTTCTTAAGATCTACCTTGGGCGCCGGTTTTGGCTGAAGTTCATTCTTCTTCATATTAGACCCCAGACATGCGAGTGCGCCGCATGGGCTTCATCTGATTGGCAACTTTGGCAAGATTACGCCCTAGTTGTTTCATCTGAAGATTGGTCTTGCCACCTTTGGCAAACTTCGTAGGCTTTTTACCAGGGTGCATGTTGGCTTCATGCTTGTGCACCGCTTTCTTTGCGTCCATGTTGACTCCTAAGTCGTCACTACCGTTACTGTACCAACAGACGTAATCGCCACCAAGTAGTTTGGCGTCAAGCCTGCGTCGGTGCTACTTGCTCCACCTACCGGATTCCATCCCCACTGGATTTCACGAGAGCCGCCTGTCAGATTGCCCGCTGCGTTTACTCCAGCAGTCACATATGTCGTGTCTCGGCGCGGGTTCCTAAGCGCCTGGGGATCGTCCACCGGATACATGCCTAGCTGCAACTGCGGCTGATCTGGGTCCCAGCAGGACTGGCAAACAAGAATGTTTACCTTTTTCGTCTTGATAACCAGTTCGCTAAGGTTGCGCAGCTTGAAGCGAAAGCCGCACCTATCGCACATGGCGATGGCAATTTTGCCACTTGCGAACTTGTTACCCATTACGCACCGCTACCTATGAACTGGCGGCGGGGCACAAACCTCACCGCAGCCTTCTCGCGATCTTCGCCAGCGGCTAAGTTGAACTGCTCTTCGTACTGCGCCTTGAGCATCTCAACTCGCCCCATCAGCTCCGGCACTTTGCTCGCGATGTAATACGCAAGACCAGCGGTAAGCGCCGGAAGAAAACGAAAGTTCAGGTCGCCCGTCTCGATACCGTTGCCGGCATCCTGCACCCGCCGCATACGCCAGTAAGCAAACTGATACGTTTGCGAGTTATCAGGCGTCAGCCAAACCGTGACGGAAGGAAGATTAGGGTTGTACACCGCGGTGCCGCTAGAGTGCAAAGCGTCGGTCGTGTTGTTCTGCCCGCGGAACACGCCCATCAGCGTGTTGCCACTGATGTATTGATAAAAGATGTCTTCCGCGTCAACCCGGATAAAGCCATAGGCTGGAAGCCCAACCACGGTATTCAAAGGAATACTCGTTGCTCCTGCTAACAAGCTCCCGTTAAGCGTAGACGATGTTGGAGATACCGCCCCCGATAAACGATTAACCAGCACCTGAATTGGTCGCCCTTGAGCAAGCTTGTTCGGGATGGTTGCGTATGTCGATACGCTGATCCGAGTGATGCTTAGGTCGGCTTGCGTAGATGATGTGTTTTGCCCAGTACGGATTACGTGCTCGAGCAGATCAATCGTATCCAGCGGCAGCGCATACGTGTTAAGGCCAGGAGTCAGGGTAATGATCCCCGGCTCAATCGTCCACATGTTAATGCCACGGTTCTGCCACTCGATAGTGAGCAGGTTCATCGACCGCCGTGCAGTGCGCAGGTCATAGCCAGAACGCATCTCGCGCCCAGCTCGCTCCCACGCCTCTTCGGCAATATCGGTGAACTCGAGGTTAAACGCCGTGGTGCCAGAGGTGGTCATCTAAATCTCGCAGTCTTCTGGGCTATGCCTTTGGGTTGAGCTACAAACTGCTTACCCTTTGCTTTTCCGGCTCGTTTTGCTTTGGTCGTTGCCGCATACTCAGCAGGACTCAAGGACTTAATCGCTGCCTCTGGCAGATACCGCTCACCTGTCTTGGAGGACGGTTTGCCAGACTTAGTGCGCCAACGCTGCTGGGTCCAGTCCTTGAGCGATTGCTGCGAGGGTTTCAATCAAAATCCTCTGCTGTTAGTCCAGCCTCTTCAAAATCCAATTCATCACGAACCTCGTCGGTGCCGCAAGTACAAGGTCCGTCTTGCCAAAGCGCGCAATCTTGTGCGTGTTTATCCACGATAATTTCCGCCCTTTTCTTTGTACTTCTTGGCTAGCAACTGTGCTTTACGGGCTGACCATTGTCCAGCTGCGGTACCTTGGGTTGCCTGCCCTTTGATCTGTTCAAAGAGCTTCTTTCGCATACCAGGATTGGTGTAGTTGCCAGCTTCGTTCACGCGGCTGACTTTTCCGCCTTCTGCATACTCGTAGAATGCAGTATCGTCTCGCCGTTGCTTGCGCTTGGGCTTTGGCATTTTGCTTGGGCTAATAGCGCCCATGCCGCGAGAAGACATCATACGAATCTTCCTTTGGTCTTACCGCGTTGAGCGATGCCGTCAGCTTTGCGCACAAAGCCCCCAGAAGCATACCCTTCTCTGGCTCCGCTTCTTAAAGCGCGTTCACGGTCAGTCTTAACTCTACGCTCTTCGCGTTCTTCGTCTGACTTTTCACGAGCGCTTTTCATGGCCCGTGCTACATCTTGCTCGATCAGTTCACGTTCTGCTTCGTCCGACAATTCAACGCGGCCAGGCGATACAGCGCCGCGGCGCATCAACGACCCAACTCCGCTGCCTTCGATCATGCGCTCAGCGGCTTCTCCAACTTTCGGATTGCGGCGATCAAGTTCTCGGCCAGCCGCTTCTCCCACTTCCGCTGCAGCCCCCAGGGCACCGGCTCGACCTAAAGACCGTAGAGCTGCCCTCCCTCCCGCTTCTTGCTGCCTAAGACGATTAGCAGGGCTTGCTGCAGTAGGACTCAGCCCACGACCAACGCGCCGCATATCAGCGGCTTGGGAAGCCTCAACATCCTCAAGCAAATTTGGCGTCAAATCCTCAGCGTTCGTTTGATTTGGCGAACGGTAAGGGTAATTCGGCTTGGCAGGCTTATTGAGGCGGCCCATTTAAATCATCCTTCCTTTGGTTTTGCCGCGCTGGGCACAACCGTCTGCACGCTTGGACGCAGAGCTTACGGAGCCTCCAGCAGCAAAGCCACGGCGCATTGAGCGCGGAGCAGCTTCTTCGTAGGCTTTATCCATTTTTGCGCGTTGCTTCTCTTCGTTGACCTGCTCCATCATGCGGCGCTTTTGCTCCGGGGTAGGAGTCAGATCTTCTTCGTCGGTTTTTACCGCCCGATCAACCGGCGGGACCATACGCTGCGGGCGGGGTTTTTGCATTTTGTCCATGTCAGCACTTCCCGCCACGCATCATTTTGACCTGTTCACCTTTGGTCTTGCCTTTCTTAGCAATACCGTCAGCAGCTTTGTGGCCTGGGGAAAGCCCGCCGGCTTTGTAGGCCATGCCGCCGCCCATCATCTTCTTGGCCATGCCCCCAGCCTTCATCTTGCCTTCGCCATCGGCGGCAAAAGCAGGAACTTTCTTCCCGTCTTTCATAACCATCGGCATACCGCCAGAAGCGTAGCCACCCTTCTTCATGCCTTTGGCTTCCGCCATCTCATGCTTAATCATGGACTTGGGAGCGCCTTTCTTTTTCATAAAGGCAATCTCTTTTCCCATCATAGCTTTCGATTCTTTCATTTCGCCACCTTGGTTGAATTTACGGCCCTTATCGGCCTGCATGAATTCCTTGCCAACCTTTTGTGGGATGCCAAGGCGTTTAGAAGCTGCGGGGTCATTGGCGACCATCGCCATCAGGTTGTGCTGAGCTTTGGTCTTGCTAGGCATTTAACCACCAAATAGCCGTTTAACGCCGAGCGTCAATGCACTGCCAAACGCGCCGGCAATAGCCATTACCACCCAAATGCCCCCTTTGGTTTGGTCGATGGTCTCTTTCATCATCTTCATATCTTGACGCAGAAGATGAATCTCTTTCATAAGATTGCGAACATCGGCCTCAAGAGCGCCAAACTCTTTAGGATCTACATCAGACATAGTCAGCACTTCCATGCTCTCAGACTTTTGTTAATCCTGCTGTTCGGGTCATTCGCGGTCTTCGCGGAAGTCAGCTTCTTCTTCATCCCGGTCATCCTGGCGCAGAATGACTTTTTCCTTGATCCACCTTCCGGCTGCGGGGCCTTGAGCCCCGGTTTCCCAGGATTGGCCTTGTTGTAGCTGGCGCGCCCTTTGGCATTCAAACCACCAGAGGGATTCTTGCCTTCTTTGCGCTGCCATGCTGGCGTCTTCATGCTTACCCGCAAATGATCGTACAGAACGTCACATTGGTAAGGGTAACTACGCAGTAGTCTTGATTGCTGCCAAGCGTAGTCAAGATACCCTCTGCTGCCATGTACAAACTATTTGCCGCCGTCGTCGAAGCCGGGGTGTTAATTTGTAGCCGCAACGCACTGGCAAGATCATTGGTGTTGAACTTGACCGAGCCCGCACTACTAGTACCAACGTAGTACAGGCCTTTGATACGGGTCCGGGGGAGAGCCAAACTGCCCGTCGTGCCAATCTTGACGTTACCCGCTGACGCGCCGCTAGCCGTGATGGAATCAACACGAGCGTAGTAGTTTGTCGAGGTAACCGTCGTGGCATTAGGCCCAGTCAACGTTTCGCTGACAACCGTGTTGGTCAGGTCGCCCACCTTGATGCCAGTAATGGTAAACGTAATACCTGAGTCATCACCAGCAGAAGTGATGATGACTTTGTACCCGTAACCGTTAGGCCCGACCGTGTTAGCAAGTAGAAATAGAGAACCGGCGCCTGCAATAGACGCATTCGCCCGATAATAGGCATCGTCCGTCGCAGGCGTTACTGCCCATACGTCATATTGCATGACGGACTCCTATTACTGGTCAGCAAACGCAGGAGCAGTTGCACCAGTGACGCTACCCCACACCTGCCAGTTAGTTCCGTTAATCGCCAGAACGTTAATCTGCG